ATTAGTGCATGATGAAAGTGGTAAATGGGAAAGACCTAATGATATACAAAACAATTGGCGTGTTACTAAAACCACATTAAGGCTAGGTTCTAGAATTATAGGTAAATGCATGATGGGATCAACATCAAACGCTTTAGATAAAGGTGGTAGAAACTTTAAAAAATTATACGATGACTCAGATGTTACAAAAAGAAATGCCAATGGACAAACTCGTTCAGGACTCTATTCTTTGTTCATTCCTATGGAATGGAATTACGAGGGATACATTGATTCTTATGGCTACCCTGTCTTCGACACGCCATCAAAAAAAGTGCATGGACCTCATGGAACACCGATCAAGCTTGGGGTTGTTGAATACTGGGAAAATGAGGTAGAAGGTCTTAAAAACGATCAAGATGGATTAAATGAATTTTATAGACAATTTCCTCGTACAACTAAACACGCGTTTAGAGATGAATCTAAAATGTCTTTATTTAATTTAACAAAAATATACGAACAAATAGATTATAATGAAGATTTATCTCATAAAAACTTAGTTACTCAAGGTAATTTTTCATGGGACAACGGTATAAAAGACACAAGAGTAAGTTTTGTACCAAATAAAAATGGAAGATTTTTTATAACATGGGTTCCTAATTATAGCTTACAAAATAGAGTTACAGTAAAAAACGGAATTAAATACCCAGGCAATGAGCATTTAGGTGCTTTTGGCTGTGATAGTTACGATATATCTGGAACGGTAGACGGTAAAGGATCCAATGGTTCTTTACATGGTTTAACTAAGTTTAGCATGGAAGACGCGCCACCAGATCACTTTTTTTTAGAATATATAGCTAGACCACAAACAGCTGAAATATTTTTTGAAGATGTTTTAATGGCTTGTGTGTTTTATGGTATGCCAATATTAGCAGAAAACAATAAACCAAGATTATTATATCATTTTAAAAGAAGAGGATATAGAGGTTTTAGTATTAACAGGCCAGATAAAGTTTATACAAAATTATCTGTAACAGAAAGAGAAATAGGCGGAATACCTAATTCAAGTGAAGATATAAAGCAAGCTCACGCTGCTGCTATAGAATCTTACATAGAAGATGCGGTAGGTTTTTTAGGTGAAACTTGGGGAGATTTATATTTTCAAAGAACATTAGAAGACTGGGCACAATTTGATATAAACAATAGAACTAAGCACGATGCTTCTATTAGTTCTGGACTAGCAATAATGGCTTGTAACAAAAATAGATACGCGCCTGTAAATGCTACTGTAAGAAACCCTATAAGTTTAAATTTTAAAAAATACAATAACAAAGGCTCGATTTCAAAAATAATAAAATAAATGAATATATACACAAATCCAAATAGTGCTTTCCCTAGCCAAGTTGTTAGCGAGGAAGAAAAAAATTCATTAGAATACGGGCGTAAAGTTGCAGAGGCTATTCAAGGTGAATGGTTTAGACAAGGTGGTGAAGGAAATAGATTTGCTAGTTCTTTTAATAGATATCATAGTTTAAGATTATACGCAAGAGGAGAACAACCTGTGCAAAAATACAAAGACGAGTTATCAATAAATGGCGACATGTCTTACATGAATTTAGACTGGAAACCAGTAGCGGTTGTTTCTAAGTTTGTTGATATTGTTACTAATGGTATATCAGATAAAAATTATGATATAAAAGCATATGCTCAAGATCCTTCTTCTATGCAAAAACGTACTAAGTACGCTCAAGGATTATTAGAAGATTTAGTAACTAAGCCATTTGATGACAAGGTAAAAAAAATGTTTGGTATTGATTTAACAAATAACAAAACCGAAGACTTGCCTCAAAATGAAGAAGAATTAGAACTTCACATGCAGCTTTCTTATAAGCAGTCTGTAGAAATGGCAGAAGAAGAAGTTATTAATAATGTTTTAGCTAAAAATAAATTTGACGAATTAAAGAAAAGATTTAATTATGATCTAACAGTCATAGGTGTTGGAGCTGTTAAAACAAATTGGAACAAAGCAAATGGAATAACTATCGACTACGTTGATCCTGCTAGAGTTGTATATTCTTATACAGAAGATCCTAATTTTGAAGATATATATTATGTAGGTGAAGTTAGATCAATGACTATACCAGAAATTAAAAAACAATTTCCAGATATTAGCGATGAACAATTAGAAAGAATTCAACAAACACCTAGTAATAGATCTCAAACTTTTGGGTGGCAAACATATGATCCTAACACTGTTCAGGTTTTGTTTTTTGAATACAAAACTTACAACGACCAAGTATTTAAAATAAAACAAACAGATCAAGGTCTTTTAAAAGCATTAGAAAAACCAAGTACATTTAATCCACCTATAAGCGATGGGTTTGAAAGAGTATCAAGAACTATAGAAGTTTTATACAAAGGTGCTAAAGTTTTAGGTAACAATGAAATGTTACAGTGGGAGTTAGCCAGAAATATGACTAGACCTACAGCCGATACTACAAAAGTCGAAATGAGTTATACATTGTGCGCGCCTAGAATGTATTTAGGTAAAATTGATTCGTTAGTTAGTAAAATAACTGGTTTTGCTGACATGATTCAATTAACACATTTAAAACTACAGCAAGTTATGTCTAGAATAGTACCAGACGGTGTATTCTTAGACATGGATGGTTTAGCAGAGGTTGATTTAGGTAATGGCACAAACTATAATCCAGCGGAAGCATTAAATATGTATTTTCAAACAGGTTCTATAGTAGGTAGATCATTAACTCAAGAAGGAGAATTAAACAGAGGCAAAGTTCCAATTCAAGAACTTAGTAGCTCTAGCGGTCAAGCTAAAATACAAAGTTTAATACAAACTTATCAGTATTACTTACAAATGATACGTGATGTAACCGGACTTAATGAAGCTAGAGACGCAAGCACTCCTAACAAAGATGCTTTAGTTGGTTTACAAAAAATGGCTGCAAATGCCTCAAACGTAGCCACTAGACATATATTAGACGCAAGTCTTTGGTTAACACTTAGAACGTGTGAAAATATTTCTTTAAAAGTAGCTGATTCTGTATCTTACCCATTAACATTAAATTCTTTATTAAATAGCATATCTATTTATAATACAGAAACATTAAAAGAAGTATCAAAACTTAACTTACACGATTTTGGTATTTATTTAGAACTTGAACCTGATGATGAAGAAAAAGCTCAATTAGAACAAAACATTCAAATTGCATTAAAATCACAAGGTATAGATTTAGAGGACGCTATAGACTTACGTCAAATAAAAAATCTTAAGCTAGCCAATAATATGCTAAAGGTTAAGCGTAAAAAGAAACAAAAGCAAGATCAAGCCAAGCAAGAAAAAATGATTCAAGCTCAAGCAGCTGCTCAAGCGCAAACAGCAGAAAAAACAGCTATGGCCGAAGTTCAAAAACAACAAGCTATTACACAGTCTCAAGTGCAGCACGATCAAGCTAAGTCTCAAATGGAAATGCAACGTATGCAAATGGCTTCGCAAATTAAGCAACAAGAAATGGAAATACAGTTTGGCTATGATTTACAATTAGCTAACGTTCAACTTGGTGCTGTAAGAGAAAAAGAACAATTTATTGAAGATCGTAAAGATAGACGAACTCAAATACAAGCAACGCAACAAAGCGAAATGATTAGTCAAAGACAAAATGACTCTTTGCCTACAAACTTTGAACCTGCGCCAGATATGGGTGGGTTTGGTATGGATCGATTAGAGCCATAACAATTTTATTAATAATTATATAATATTTTATCATGTCAGAAACAAAAGAACAAGAAGCGCCTCAGGAAGGTGACTTTAAAATTAAAACAGCTAAAAAAACTAAACCTAAACAGTTTAATGAACCTAGCAACAATGTAGCTAAAATAGATTTATCTAAAATTGACAATACTCAAGGTGAGGTTGTTGATAATGTTACTAAATTAGATTTAACAAAAATACCAAAAGACGATGCCATTCAAATCGGAGAAACAGAGACGGTGGATGTGGGCGAACAAACCGGAGATAGCGTTAAGCTGGACACAGAAGTACAAGAGCCCGTTAAAATTGGTGAAACTAAAGAAAAAGACGAAGTAGTTATAAGTGAAGTAACTGAAGAAGTTAAAGAAGAACCATTAGAATATACTGCGCCAAAAATAGAATTACCAGAAAACATTGAAAAACTAGTTGACTTTATGAAAGAAACTGGTGGTACAATAGATGATTATGCCAGATTAAACGCTGATTACACTAATGTAGACAACGATGTTTTATTAAAAGAATATTACAAAAAAGCAAAACCTCATTTAAACGAGGAAGAAATAAACTTTATCATGGAAGATAGCTTCAAATATGATGAAGATGAAGACGAGGAGCGAGACATCCGCAAAAAGAAACTCGCAAAAAAAGAAGAGATTGCAAAAGCTAAAGGTTTTTTAGAAGACTTGAAAAAAGAATATTACGACGAGATTAAGTTAAGACCGGGCGTAAATCAAGAACAACAAAAAGCTGTAGATTTTTTCAATCGATACAACGACGAGCAAAAGTTAGCTAAACAAAGACACGAAAAGTTTTTAAACGACACTAAACAAATTTTTTCTGATGATTTCAAAGGTTTTGATTTCGAAGTTGGAGAAAAAAAGTATAGATATGGAGTTAAAAACCCGAAGAAACTTGTAGAAAATCAATCAAATATTAACAATATTATTGGGAAGTTCCTAGATAAAGAAGGTAATGTTAAGGACACGAAAGGTTATCACAAAGCTATGTACGCTGCTGAAAACATTGACAATATTATAAGTCATTTTTATGAGCAAGGAAAAGCAGACGGTGTTAAAAACATTGTTGAAACTTCTAAAAATCCAGACACAAATGTAAGAAAAACATCGTCAGGAGAAATGTTTATAGATGGTTTTAAAATTAAATCTGTTGGAGGTGTAAGTAGCTCAAAGTTGAAAATTAAAACACGTAAATTTAACAATTAAAATTAAAACTAAAAATTATGGGAATATTAAGTCCTCAATTTGGAAGTTTAGTACCTTCACAATCACAGCAATTAACAACAGGAAATTACCTACAATGGACCAACAACGGTGGTGCAGGAGCGGTACCTGCTAATTTTGCTGACTTCGCGCAACAGTATTTGCCTGAAGTTTATGAAGCTGAAGTAGAGAGATATGGAAATAGAACTCTATCTGGTTTTTTAAGAATGGTTGGTGCTGAAATGCCAATGACATCTGATCAAGTAATTTGGTCAGAACAAAATAGATTACACATCGCTTATGACAACTGTACGTTGGCTGCTGGTGGTATACTTTTAAATGTAGATCCAGGCGGAGCTGCAAATATTACTAACACAATTTATCCTAACATGACAGTAGTTGTTATGGATCCTGCAAACCCTGCTGGAGCTGTTCACTGTTTTGTTGGTAGATCTGGTGCTGGAACAAACCCTGGTGGTTTAGGCGCAAACGTAGTAGAACTTTATCCTTATGACGCTGCTTTTGTTAGTGGTGCTGCTGCTAACGGTGCTCCTATAACAGGACTAAAATGTTTTGTTTATGGTTCTGAATTTGCTAAAGGTTCTGGACTTGCTGCTGCTCAAGGTGGTAACGGTGGTGTTGTAGAAGAAAGCATTACTCCTTCTTTTACACAATTTTCAAACTCTCCAATCATTATTAGAGATAGATATGCTATATCTGGTTCTGATACTGCACAAATTGGATGGATTGAAGTTGCTACTGAAGACGGTCAATCAGGATACCTATGGTATTTAAAAGCTGAATCTGAAACTAGATTACGTTTTGAAGATTACTTAGAAATGAGTATGATTGAAGGTGAACTAGCTCAGGTATTAGGTGGTAACTCTTTTGGTACACAAGCTGCTGCAGGTGCTGCTAACTTAGGTGCTACTGGATTTAGCGCTGCTATATCAGCAAAAGGTACACAAGGTTTATTCTCTGCTATAAACGCAAGAGGTAACGTACTTTCTGGTTATGCTGGATCATTGCAAGACTTTGATACAATCTTAGAGAATTTAGATTCTCAAGGAGCGATCGAAGAAAACATGATGTTCTTAGATAGAAAAACTGAGTTATTATTTGATAACATGTTAGCACAACAAAACTCTTACGGAGCTGGAGGTACATCTTACGGTGTATTTGAAAACTCTGAAGAAATGGCGCTTAACTTAGGTTTTTCTGGATTTAGAAGAGGTTCTTATGACTTCTACAAAACTTCATGGAAATATTTAAACGACGCATCTACAAGAGGTGGTTCTTCTAACTTTGTTAACGGTGACAATATTGATGGTGTAATGATTCCTGCTGGAACATCTACAGTATACGATCAGTTACTTGGAACAAACATTAGACGTCCTTTCTTACATGTAAGATACAGAGCTTCTGAAGCTGATGACAGAAGAATGAAATCATGGCTAACAGGTTCTGTTGGTGGTGCATTTACTTCTGCGTTTGATGCAATGGAAGTAAACTTCTTATCAGAAAGATGTTTATGTGTACAAGCTGCAAATAATTTCGTATTATTTACTGCTTAATATTTATGTAATTCTTACCCTCGTTATATCAACGGGGGTAATTATTACTTTTACCAATTATTTAATTATATTATATTATGTTAACAAAAAAACAAATAAACGCCGTAGAGGCAGAAAAAAACTGGGAAGTAAAACCTAGAAATTATTATTTAACTAGAAATAGAAAACCAGTTACATTTACACTAAAATCAAAACACACAGATAAATATCCTTTACTGTGGTTTGATCCTGAAAAAAACGAGCAAAGAGCTTTAAGATATGCAACTAATCAAAATACTCCTTTCCAAGATGAACAAAAAGGAGAGGTTACATTAGGCCATATAATGTTTAGAGATGGCTCGCTTATGGTTCCAAAAGAACACCAAGCTTTACAAAAGCTTTTATCTATATATCATCCAGACAATGGTTTAAGATATAACGAATTCAAACCAGCAGAAATTGCTAAAGATGAATTAGTTGATTTAGAAGTTGAATTAATGGCTATGAATGTTGCAAAGCAAATGGAAATTGAACAAGTTGAAGCAATATTAAGAGTCGAGCACGGATCAGAAGTTTTGAATTTAAGTTCTAAAGAATTAAGAAGAGATGTTTTAATTTTCGCAAGAAACGAACCTAGAACATTTATAGCGTTAGCACAAGATGAAAACGTGATGCTTAGAAACTTTGGTTTAAAAGCAATGGAACAACAAATAATTGACTTATCACCAGATCAAAAAACTTTCAAATGGAAGAAAAATGGTAAAAAGTTAATGACTGTACCTTTTGATGAAAACCCATATACAGCACTAGCCGCGTGGTTTAAAACAGACGAAGGAGTTGCAGTTTATAAATCTATAGAGAAAAAGATCTCTTAACCTGTAATACTAATATATAGGGTTCGTTAATCCGAGCCCTTATATTATAACAAATACAATAGCATGATAAACGTAGATACTGTATATAAAACAGTTTTATTAATACTTAACCAACAACAAAGAGGATATATGACACCTGATGAGTTCAACAAAGTTGGAACTCAAGTGCAATTAAATATATTTGAAAAGTATGAAGACGATTTAAATCAACAATATCGCATGCAACAAAACGACACGGAATATGCGAATCGTGTTAAAAATATTGAAGAAAATTTACAATTCTTCCAAAGAACCGGCACAACAACTGGAACTAATCCTTTTACTTTAGTACCTGGCACAACAACTTATAACGGAGCAGCTCTTACTGATGTTATATACAGACTAGGTACTATTTATTCAAGTGGTATTCAACTAACTCAATATTCACAAAGGAACGAAATAACACAAATACTACTTTCTCCTTTAACACAACCTACTAATGATTTTCCCATATATTTGTATGAGAATAATTTAATTTATGTATATCCTACTACTATAACTACCGGTATTACTTTTTCTTATTTAAAAACTCCACAACCAATAATTTGGAATTATTCACCTGGTACATTAGGTCAATTTGAATATTCATCAACTGGATCAGTTCAGTTTGAGTTAAATGTGTCAGAACAAACAAATGTTATAACTAGAATATTAGCTTATGCTGGAGTTATAATAAATGATCCTACTATCATTCAAGTAGCTGCTCAAGAAATAGCGCAAGAAGAACAAAACTCTAAAATTTAAAATATGTCTACACCTAATGGCGGTTTAATTACTGAAACTAATGTACAATACTACGCTGGTGCACAGCAGTTTTTTATATCTCCAGCTGTAGATAGAGTTACAACTACTTTTAATACAAATTTAGTTTTAGGTAGCGCTACTAGTTGGAACCCTATTGATCCTGATTTTGCTTTAAATAACTTTAGACTATATACAAGTACTAACGGTAGAACATGGATAGAATACATAACAACTTACCAAGTTATTGGTAATACTATTATTTACCCAGCTAATCTACCTTTAAACACTTATGTTAAAGTACAATTAAAACAATCAGCTGTTGAAAATAATTATGGAGGTTATGAATATACTAAATTAAAAGATTTAATTAATGGTTTTATGGTTGCTTATGTTGGCGAAGATAAACTTATACCTAAGGTAAGAAGAACTGATGTTATATTTCACGCTAAACGTGGATTACAAGAATTTAGTTACGATACTTTAAAAAGTATTAAATCTCAGGAATTAAATATACCTGCTGGATTATCTTTACCAATACCACAAGATTATGTGAACTACGTAAAAATGTCTTGGATAGATGCAGCTGGTGTTAAACACACTATATATCCTACTCAACTAAGTAGCGTTCCATCTAACACGCCTATACAAGATAACCTAGGAAAAATTGTTCAAGATCAGTTTGGAGAAAACACAGAAGGCAGCTCATTAACACAAGAGAGATGGGAAGGTCATAATCCTGCTGCTATTACTGGCGGCGGTGCTGCAATGAGTTGGAATAACGGAATGTATGACTGGTGGGGTATGAGTAGCTGGGGATATGGTTTTCAAAACTATGGACAAAGATACGGAGGAGATCCTGTTAATATGAACGTTAATGGTTGGTTTTCTATAAACGAAGCTCAAGGTAATATAAGTTTTTCTAGTGATTTAAAAGGTAAACTTATAATACTAGAATATATTTCTGATGGTTTAGCATATGAGGAAGATGTAAAAATACCTAAATTAGCAGAAGACGCTATGTACTCTTATTTAAACCACGCTATATTATCAAGCAGAGCAAACGTTCAAGAGTATATAGTACAAAGATATAAAAAAGAAAAATTTGCTAAATTAAGAAACGCTAAAATAAGATTATCTAATATTAAGCTAGACGAAATCATACAAGTTATGAGAGGTAAGTCTAAATGGATTAAACACTAATACATGGCAGAAATTAAAAATACCTTTTTAAAAGGTAAAATGAATCAAGATCTTGACTCTCGATTATTGCCTAACGGTGAATATAGAGAAGCTATAAACTTAATGATTAGTAGATCAGAAGGATCAACCGTCGGTGAGTTTGAAAATGTTTTAGGTAACACTTCTATATCTAGTTTAAATGGAGACAATGCAGTTATAATAGGTCATTATGTAAATGAAACAACTAATAAAGTTTATTTGTTTGCTACTAATTATAACAATGTAGATGGAGTAAGATCTACAAGTGCTGATAATTTTATATATGAACTAAACCTCAACACTAATGTAAAAAAGACTTTAGTAACAGGTGGATTTTTAAATTTTAATAAATCTTTTCCTATTTTAGGAGTTAATCTTATAGAGGATTTATTATTTTTTACTGATAATTTAAATCAACCTAGAAAAATAAATATAGATTTAGCTAATCCAGGTAACATAACAACGCCAACTCATTATCAAAATGAAGATCAAATATCTGTAGCTAAGTATGCACCATGCGAACCTATAATAGTTTTAGATAGAGTTAGATTTGATATAAAAGGTGGCGCGGTTAATAATGTTACTGTAATTGGTGTTGATGATGTTGCTGGTATAAAAATAGGTGATTCTGTGTCTCCATATGATGTTATTGCTCCATCTGGATTTCCAAGTCCATCCGCTCAATGGAACAAAGCTAATTATGTTATAGCTATTAATCCAACTGCAAGCTCTTTAACACTGTCTGAACCTATGACGGCGCCTAATGGTTTTGAATTATTAGCGCAAAGACCTACAATGACAAACAAAACATCAGAGCTTTTGTCTAATGGTATTAAAACCTCATTAACTGTTGATGCTGGTCCTATTTATAGTATATTAGTAGATTCTACAAATGATTCACCAGACATAATACCAAAACCAGGTGACATAATAATTGATACAGCTAATCCATCAACAATACCTTCAAACACAACTATACTTACTGCTAATGCTAGTTATGCTAGTGCAACTAAAACTAAATGGACATTAACTTTTTCAAAAACAATAACTTCAGCTACTGGTGCCGTTGTAAAAATAGGAATAAACCAAGATTATGATAATGCTTGGAGAGGTGATGCTGCTTTTTTAGAAGATAAATTTGTAAGGTTTAGTTATAGATTTAAGTTTGAAGACAATGAGTACTCTTTAATGGCTCCGTTTACTCAACCAATGTTTATACCAAAACAATTTAGTGAATTTGGTGCAGGAGGAAATACTAATACAGTTGACATGGACAATGCTTACAAGTCTACTATATTAAATTGGTTTGAAAACAATATTGAAAATATTGTATTAAAAACACCTATGCCTTATTCAAGCCCAGCTTTAAACGTATCTAAACTTCTTATAACAGATATTGATTTATTATATAAAGAATCAGACGCTTTAGCTGTAAAAGTATTAGACACTGTAGATGTTACATCATTACCAAACCAATCAACAAATTTTCCAAGCTTGCCTTTTAAAGATCCTGTTAATGGCACTGTTAGTACTTATTATTATTCTTATGACTATGCTTCAAGTAAACCATACAAGACGTTACCACAAGGCCAAACCACTAGAGTTTATGATAAAGTACCAATAAAAGCTTTAGCACAAGAAGTAATAGGTAATAGAGTTGTATATGGTAATTACGTAGACAAACATAGTGGTCCTGATTCAATACCTTTTAGTGCTTTAGTTGATAAAAAAAGACCATATAATCACAACTTTGTTCAATACCCTTATCATAACTTAAAACAAAATAGAACCTATCAAGTTGGTTTTGTGCTGTCTGATAGATATGGAAGACAATCAGATGTTATATTATCTTCTTACGATAATGTAGATGGCACTCAAGGTTCTACTATTTATTCTAACTACAACACATACACTGAACAAAACGCTGATCCTATAATTAATTGGCTAGGAGATACGTTGCAAGTTAAAATAGATAGCGCTATAGGCACTCAAACTGGTTCATCTTTTCCAGGACAACCTGGTGTTTGGAACGCAACAACTAATCCTTTAGGGTGGTATTCTTACAAGGTGGTTGTTAAACAACAACAACAAGAATATTACAATGTTTATTTGCCAGGATTTGTAAATGGTTTACCTATAGCTGGAAGTGAAGATGAAAATGATACTTCTTTTTCAGTTTTACTTAGCGATAATATAAACAAGGTTCCTAGAAATTTACAAGAAGTTGGCCCAACAGATACAGAATATAGCAGTGGTGAGCTTTTGTATATTAGAGTAAACAATCCTGACATAAACGGCAGAAACAATAGGCCTTATGGGTATCCATTAAAATTCACTCCTTGGAACAAGCAATACTTTCCAGGTTTTGAAGATCAAGAAGTGTTATCTATAGCAACGGTTAGAGATATGGAGATACAAGGTATACCTTTTGTTAGTAATGCTCCTCAAGGAGATTATGGTCGAGTTGGTACTGCTAATACTAACCCTGTTGGAGGCACACCTTCCGCAGCTACCCCTGTAAGCATTGGATCAATACCGTGGGGAGTTTCTCCGGTAGTTCAGCCTTTTTACAATGCTGATTTAAATCCTTTTGCTATAAAAATAGATACTACTGCAAATGGAAAAGTTGCTTTAAATGATATTGATGTTCCTACTGTGCCAGGTGGCGTTGGAGCAATAACAAACGCAAACGCTTTAGGTGCTGCAAATATTCAAAGTATGGTGCCTTTTTTAAGTGTTGCGGAAACTAAACCAGTTTATTCTTTATTAGAAATATTCTGGGAAACATCTTTACAAGGAAAACTTAATACTTTAAACAACTTAATAAACTCGCAAGAACCTGGAATTACAGCTTTAACTAGCTCTTCTGCTTCTTTTTCAGAAAGCGCTGGAACTAATACTAAAATAGGTCAAAGCATAAGTTTTGTAACAGGAGGCGGAACAACAATAGACAATAATGCTTTATTAACTGTTAGCTTAGAGTCTGCTTTTACACAAGATAACGCTAGTTCTGATGTAAAAAGTTTATTTACATTGACCTATTCAGGTTTAGATGCTTCTTATGATTTAGACACCGCTGGTCCTACTTTTTGGTATGGGACTGGTACAGCAAGCACACCATCAAATGGTATATATAACATTACTATAAAAGTAATATACACACCGTCAGGAGGCGTTTCTTATACAAGTTACATGCCTTATGTCGCTACCTTACAAAATGTAGCCCCTATATTTGATGACTGTTCTAATCCAACTGGTATAGAATCAACAACAACAACAATAAAAACTTTTACGGCCAAAAACGGAAGCGCTTATGTCGCTAATCAAACACAACAATTAACTTTTGATTTAGATCCATCTCAAGCTAATTACTCTTTAATTAATTCTCAATTTAACATGAGTACTAACGGTGTATTAACTGTAAATCCTAGTGTTTTAGTAGATTTATCAACGTACACGGTTGTGGCAAGAGTAAGAGATGCAAACGGCGCAGGATTATCAACTACTTGTTCTATAACTTTTACAGTTGGTGTTCAACATGTTAATAGAGTTATATGCGAAGGAAGAGAAGGTTCAACCCCTACTGATTGTGGTAAAAGTCTTCAAACAGTATTTTTAGCGTCAGCATCAACACCTACGTTTAGTTGGCCAATAACAGTTCAGTCTCAAGCAAACCCTAATAATAACATTTCTTTTCCACAACCAAACTTTAACTATAATGCTAGAGCTTCTTATACCGCGGCTGGAACACCTACAACAGGCGCTTTAACACAAGGTGTTATGTTTTTAAGACCAACATTAACTTCAACTTTAAACCCAGGTAGTAGTTTAGTAGAGGTGTATTACACAATACAGCGCAGAAATTTAGGAGGAACAACTTGGTCTCAAGCCGTAGACACTAGCAATAATGTTATAAACGCTATAAAATTATCTGCTTCAAACGGAAACCCTGACAGTGATACAAAAAACTTTAGTATTCCTGGAGAATATAGAGTAGTATCAACAAACATAAGTGGCGAAGGGTGCTCTGCTGGTAGTGGTACCGCTGCTTTCTTTGTAGACTTTGGAGACGCTACTTATTCAAGTGGCGCTTGCACTGGTCCACTGTAATAATCAATAAAAACAAGTAATTAATATAATATGCCATTAACACTAGAAGTTTCTTATTTTAACTCATACTATGTGAAGAAATTAGCAGACGTTCCTTACATACCTAGTATAAATATAACAAGAACGGCTAACGGCACTCAATCTAGTGTAGCGGTTGGTCAAGCTGTTAATTTTAACACTGGACTTACTGTAGCTGTAGGCATGTTTATAACTGGAGCAGGTATAACTTTACCTACTAAGGTAACAGCTTTGGCAAACAATGATTCTTTTAGGTTTGACCAGGTTTTAAGTGTAACAAATTTAGCCTCATATACATTTGGTTATGACTGGACAGGACCACAAACTTCTAACCCAGATGAAGATTGGTACATAGAAGAATCACGCATTAGAGGGGGTTATAATAATACTTCCACTGATTATGGTGTTAAAGCTTATTTAGTTGAAGAACAAGATGCCCAGACGCGCAGAGGAAGCTCTCTTATATACTCTGGTATATTTAATTCAAGAACTGGTATTAATCAAACAAATCAATTTAGTGTAGCAGAAGAAATAACTAGAAGTGTAGACCCAATAAGTGGTTCAATACAAAAGCTATTTGCTGAAGATACTAACTTACTTATATTTCAAGAACGCAAAGTTAACAATGCTTTAATAGATAAAGACGCTGTGTTCACAGCTGAAGGCTCTGCAATAACTACATCAGGTAAATTAGTAATAGGACAAATAACGCCTATTGCAGGAAACTGGGGTATAAGTCAAAATCCAGAATCATTCGCGTCATATGGTTATATGAAATATTTTGTTGATAAAAACAGAAACGCAGTATTAAGATTAGCTGGAGGTAATATAACAGAAATATCAAATTACGGTATGATAGATTTCTTTAGAGATACGTTATCCTCTATTACTAGCACAGGCGTTGTATTAGGCGCTTTTGACAATTATACCCAATGTTATGTTTTATCCATACAGCCGCTTAATAGATACGAACCAGATGGAACTTTATACAAAACTTTAAATTTTGACGAAAGAACAAAAGGTTGGACTAGCTTTTTTACATATAAGCCAGACGCAATGTTTAGTTCCCAAGGTAGTTTTTATTCAGCAAAAGATAAATCAGACGATAGTAGAATATTCAAACACTATACTAATCAAACTAGGAATAGTTTTTATGGCTCAACAAGTAGTTCGTCTGTTCAATTTGTATTTAACCCATCGCCTAACAATGTAAAAACATTTCAAACGATAAACTACGAAGGAACTAGTGGCTGGGAGGTTACTTCTTTTCTTTCTGATGAAACAGGTTTTAGTTCTGTTAGTGGTAATTGGATTAACTATGTTGATTCAATTGTAGAAGGTCCTGGAAATACTGAGTATAGAAAAATATATAGCTATAAAGAAGGGTATTATGAAGAAAATGGTATACCTTATAGAGCTGGTTTTGACAGAAAACAAAATAAATATATGGCTGTTATTCCTAACAACACTCAAACAACATCACAAAATGCTTTACCAGGTCAAGTTATATTTGGCAACCAATCATCAGGTATAAAAGCTTATTATGCAACAGTTACTATGAAAACAGATGGAACCACAAATCCTAATGGATTAAAAGAGTTGTTTGCTGTAAGTAGTACTTTTGCTCCATAAAATTAAATTAAATGAACAAAATAACAGTGCAAAAACAAGCGCTAGCTACGCAAGAATTTAGAAATAAAATAATTAAAATAGAAAATCAATTGTTGTCTAGTAAAAATCCTAATGTAGTTAAAGGTAATTCTAGTTTTTTTCCATTAACACATTCTTTTTCAGAAGGCATATACGTAAGAGAAATGTCTATGCTTAAAGGTGGTGTTGTTATAGGTAAAATTCACAATAGATCTCAAACTTGGTTTTTGATGAAAGGTAAGCTTAAAATAGCAAATGAAAACGGAACTATAACCTACAATGCTCCTACTTATGTAAATGGTTTAGCTGGCGCAAAAAGAGTTATATATGCCTTAGAGGATTCAGTCTTTGTAAATGTACATCCAAACCCTAGTAATGAAAAAAATATAGAAAAATTAGAAAAAATGCTTACATGCGAAACGTATGAAGCATTTGAAGAATACAAACAGAAAAATAAAATAATATGAGCATGGTAGCCGCCGGTATAATTAGCGCCGGCACAAGTATAATCGGAAGTTTTATCGGTGGAAGCCGAGCAAAAAAAGCAGCCAGAGAAGCAAGAGCAGAGAAAAAAAGACTTGCAGCTGAACTTAAAACATTAGAAGAAAATAGAGATCCTATAATGAACCCGTATGCTAATATTACTAACTTAAGTGGTTTAGCAACAGACGTAAGCGGTATGGCTAGTAACCAGTTTGCTAATTTAGGCGTAGCAACTCAAGCTGCCGAAATGCAAGCTGAACAAGCAGATATAGCTTTAGCAAATAGTTTAGACGCAATTAGATCCACAGGCGCAGGAGCTGGAGGCGCAACAGCTTTAGCTCAAGCAGCGTTAGAAAGTAAAAAAGGTATATCAGCAAGTATAGAACAACAAGAGGCTCAAAACGAAAAACTAAGAGCACAAGGAGAAGAAAGATTAGAAGGTATAAAAATGTCTGAAGCACAAAGGCTACAAGGTATTGGGTTATCTGAAGGACAAAGAATGCAACAGTCAGAAGCGCAAGGTTCTATATTTACACAAAACATGAATGAAGCTAGGCAAAATTCACAAATAGATAGAGTAGCACAACAAATGGGTATGGCCGCGCAAGCGCAAGCTCAAGCAAATGCAGATCAAACAAACGCTATAACATCAGGTATATCAGCAGTTGGAGCAATAGGTAGTGCTTATATGGGCGCTAAAGCTAAAATGCCTCCTACTACTCCAGTTGTAGAATCAGATAGAAGACTTAAAAATAATATAAAACTAATAAGTAAATCAAATAATGGTTTAAATATTTATTCTTTTGAATATATAAATAAAAACTTTGGTGAAGGTGTTTATCAAGGGGTTATGTCAGATGAAATACCAACAGAGGCAGTTGTAAAACACAAAGATGGTTTTGATAGAGTAGATTACTCTAAGATTGATGTAGAATTTAAACTAATATAACATGGCATATAATTTCGAAAATGTGACACCGTATGTGTCAACTTCTAATCAAACAGCAGCAAACAACCAAATGCTAGTTAGTGGTTTTCAAAACTCAATGAGAACTTTTCAAGCGTTAGAACAGCAAAGACTTAAAGAAAATTCTAGAAAAAACGCTTTAATTGATAAAGATATAAAAGATGCAGAAGCG